GAAGCGCCTGCGCCTGAACCGCCAGATGATACCGATGAACCGCCACGCGTAGCGCCATAACCACCGCCTATAGATGTAAAAGTATCAAATACTGAGTTTGCGCCCTGTGTACCATTATTGCCGCCCACATTTCCAACACCTGCCGCGCCACCTGCGCCTACTGTAACCGTGTAATTTACGCCTGTAGATCGCACCAAAGATGTTGATGTTAAATATCCACCTGCGCCTGCACCTGAACCATAAGCAGCACCGCCGCCACCGCCGCCTGCAATTACCAAATAATCTAAAGTTACTGTTGGTGGTGTAGGTATGCCAGTTGTGCCAGCAATTAAATTAGGGATCATTAGGCGATTGCACCCACTACATACCAGGCATCTGTGCCAGTTTTAATGCAGGCCGCTGATTTGTACTGCACTAATGTTGGAGATGCGGCAGTAGCCCCGGCGCTTAGCACGGTAGTAGTACCAGGTGTTACGGCTGAAATTGTGCAAACTCCAACTCCGATATTAAGCACTGTTAGCACTGTGCCGATAGGGAAAGCAGTTGTAGCGTTAGTAGGCAGTTTAAAAGCAATAGCGGTTGCCTTATTCATTAAAAATATCTCTTGGTAATTATCGTTTGTGGTCGCTGTGTAATCGCCTGTTTGTGTTACCACATCAAATTGCACTAGCGAGTTCATCGTGGATGAAGTCAGCACATCCCCGGTTACGGTTGGAAAGCCTGATATTGCCATTTCTATCTCCTTAGTAAGAAAGCGTGTTAGTACCTAAAACGCCATATTGTGTGCTGTTCAATATAAACGAGTCTAAAATAGGTTCTAGCGTAGTAAATTGTACGCGCCACCTATTCGGGTTGATGCTCATAGCCACACCAAAGATTTGCAGGGTTTTGACTAGGCTAGTTGAGCCTGGCTGAGTAGTCTGTACTGTGATTGGGTCAAAAAAATCTAAATCTAGGGCTGCAACTATGCCTGCATCGTAATCAGGCGTATAAAGGTCTAGCACGATGGCATCGCACCGCACGCTAGTCTCAGCGCGGCTTGCCACATAAGCCCGGGCATAATCCAAAGCCACGGCATCGGTCTGCATTAGCAGGTCTGATTGGGTGTAACTATGCAAAAAGTACTTATCTATCGATGCCTGATTTGTAGCCACCTGAGTACTGCCGCCGCTGCGTGTGATATTGGCCTGGTTGTAAATAAGCACATCGTTTAGTACCCAGGCTGCATCAAAGTAAAGCAGGCCAGGTGAGCCATCATCGGTGAAAACTGTAGGCGTAGCGGCCACGCTTGATGAAGTTAAGGCACGATCCTGAAATACAAATGAGCCTGTGGCATCTACATAAAATGCGCCGTACTCGCTGGTCGAAATGGTCTGGCATGCCTGTAGCGCCGTGCGTGCTGTGCCTGGATCAGCCTGCATAGTTGTCTGCCCGGCATCAATATCGCGCATACTTGCAGGCCAAGATATAGCATCCAAAATATCATTAATCCGCGCACCGCTTAATTGGCCAGCGGATGTATCAGGCACGGTAGTTATCTGTGCATTTTGCGCCAATCTAAAAGCATCTACCGCTGTAATGGTTGTGTAGGTAACATTGTCGTTTGACTCCTGCGGTGTAATGGTTTGATAACCAGTAATAAAACCGCTGAAAATAGGATAGGTAACACCGTTGTGTGTGGCAGTAATTTGTAGTTTACGCATAGGATTAAGCAGCCCTGCGTAAGGCCCTGTTAAATTTTGTGGGTTAAAGTCTCCGTTTTGATCCACAATCCGCATGGTGCAAGTACCAGTTTGGAATTGATCGGCCTCAGCATTACGGCCGCGGCGCGTAGTAACCCCATCAACCTGGCTAGATACATCGACAATTAGCGCAGCGTTATCTGCCAAAATGTTTGTGCCAATGATGCCCTGGCCAATAATCATGGCCTGCGCAAAAGCAGGGCCAGTACCAAAATTAATAAAAGCGTTAAGCGTAGGTACTGCCATTAAAGCGCCCCTGCATAGGATAAGTTATCGCCCATGCGGTTTAACTTTTGAATTACGCGCTGCATGGTTTCCGTTAGTACATCCTCGCTACCAAGCGGTGTGTTAATTGTTATGTTATTTACTCCACCGATTGATGAACCTGGCACTGCGGTACGCAATCCGCTAATTGTGTTTAAGTATTCGGCCAATGTTCGTTCGCTGCTTTGGGCTATTGTCTCAGCGATTGTTGCGGCTTCATCGGCAAACGCGGCTGCTAGGTCTGCCTCGATTGCTACCGCCTGTGCCAATACCGGGTTAGCCATGCCTGTATTTGGGTCGATTGCACTGGCTTGGAAATTCTGAATAGGAGCGCCACCAAGCGTAATAGTCTTTACTCCCATAGCCGCCAAGCGTGCGGCCTCAGCCAAGTTATTTAAGGATATGGCTGCAAAGTATTCTGCCTGCATCTTGGCTGCATTGGCCTTATCTAACTCAGCCATGCGCTTGGCCGCGCTGTTGGCATCCTCATCCATGATTGTAAGCAGGCTACGGATGCGTGCTTTTTCTGCCTCATCTTTGGAGTTGGCTAAGGCTGTTTCCAGGTTGATACGGTCTACATCAAACTTCTTTTTAAGCGCATCTAATTCGGCTTGCTTCTTTTTGTCGGCTAATTCAGCCGCACTTAATTTTTGTTTTTCTTTTTCTGTTGTATTTTGCTTTTTAATTGTTGCAACAAGTTTGGCGCGCTCGGCCTGCTCGGTTGTAAAGTACATTGATGTAGGGGAGTACGGCGCATTTTTTATGCGTGCTTCTTTACCAACACTGGCTAAGTAGCCACTATTCATAAATGCGCTAAAACCTTTGGCTAGTAAACCCCCGGTTTTTGTCTCGTTTTTAAATCTGCCAAATAAGGTAGATACGCCAAGCAAGGCATCAGATGAACTTTGTGCAAACTTTTCCATTTCCTCTGTTGCCTTAGTAATGCCATCAGCATCGCCAAGCGCCGAGATACTATCCAATATGCCTTTGCCAATAATTTCTTTTACATTGGCAGATGAAACAGCAAGGGCATCCATTTGGCCTGCATAAGTTTTTGTTGCCGCTAAACCTTGCCCTTTAAATCTAGCCGTAAGCGCCGCGGTGATCTGCTCCATATCACCACTTTTAAGTATCGTTTTATCCAAACCTGCGCCAAGTCGGCTCAACGCTGTAGTTTGCCCCGAGTAACCCTTTGCTAATGCGCCGCTAACGCTGGCCAAATCCTTAGTTGTGCCGCGCGATACATCTAAGGCAAGTTGCAGGCCTTTTTGCGCTGTTGTAACTGATCCAGTGGCATTAAGTAAAGTTTGAAATGCCGGGCGTAATTCATCATCCAACACATTGTAAGTGTCTTGCATCCTGGCAATAAAGCCTTCAGTAGCAATACCAGCAAAACCATTACCTGTATTTTGTAAGGCTATCGATAGCGACTTGGCCGCCTTTTCATCGGCGGCAAACGCCTGTACTGATGCTTTGCCAAATTGCACAATTTTGCGTACTGCAAACGCCGCCGCAAAAGATTTGGCCAACAGGTTGGTAGTTTTTTGGAATTGAGTAAGTTGGCGTTCGCCTTTTTTAAGGGCTGTACCGTTCCATTTGGCTACTGCACTGACTACTAGATTTGCCATTATGCGGCCATCCCATACGCGCTTGCTGTGTGTTTAGCATTAAATTGCGCTACGGCTATGTTAATTGCAAGGTTTACTGCATGTGCCGCGCGCCCTTGATCCTCAGCCCATGCACGGTAGATAAGTCGGCCGCGTTGGTCTGTGTTACCAAATCTAGGGTCTATTGTGCCACGGCTACCGTATAGCGGCCCAAGCGGTGCTAAAAATTGACGGCCTGCATTTGGATTTAGGCTGTTCATATCTTTGGTTGTGCCGCTTGCTACTCGGTACTTACGATCCGACTCCAATTTATGACGGCTTGAAACTATGCGAGATGCTGGCCTGCCGTTTGGATTTACACGCCCTGATGTTTCAAAGATTGCACCGCCTGGCGAATTGTTTGCAACAAAATAAGCAACCTGCCAACGGCGTGTAAATTTTGCCCCTAACATTTCGCCTTTATTGTTAGCGCCCTGCCTATAGACAATGCCAGCCCGGGTTTCGCTTTGATCGTATTTAGGGAAAAACCTATGGCCTCTTGCCGCGGTCGATGTATTGGCTGTAGTCCAGCCGCTAAGCATCTCGCTGTTGCCTGGCGCAAATGCTCGGGCTTTGTCGCGTATCGGCATCATAGCGCCGCGTATCTGTGTGTTCATCTGCTTGGCTAAGTCAGGGTCGAATTTACGCATGGCTTTAAGCGTGCCTTGTACGCCTGTGATGTTTACTGGCACTTGCACGCTCCCTTGCTCGATCTCCTAATACCTGCAGTATTGCTTTAAACATAACCTCATCCATCGCCAGGACTTGATCGGGGCTAATACCTAACTCAATGGCAAGTGATGCCACTAAATAAGTGTACGAACCCCGATCTATCCTTTTGGGCTTTCATCCTCGATTACCTCAACTGAGATAAGCGAGTTTAAAAAATCATCCCCAAATGGCGGTATTACTTCTTGGCGCATTAGCGCGTTGTGAGCCAACCAGTAAAGATCACTGTTTTTCTCATGCTCGCGCAACTGTTTATACAGGCCTTGACCTGAATATTTTTCAAACGCGACCTCAACCACCGGGGTAATACTTACGATAGTTTCCCCAGTAGCCCTTACGATTTTTAGTCGTGCCATTGTTTGCCCCTTAGTTAAATGATCCTGAAGTTGCGTATGCAACCGCAGATGTGCAGGTAAAAGTCATAGATGACCGTGCAAAATCCTCTGGCCCACCTGTACCTACAGGAGTCAAGTTATTGACCAAAATAGATACTGTGTATAGCGGATTTGTTGCACTAATTACTGTGGCTGATGCCGCACGTACTGGCACGATTAAAGCAGTTACGGATGTGCCGTATGCGGCTTGCAGTGTTGCCTGTACTTTGGCCGCTGCCCAATCGTTCAAGAAATCTACCTGCAGTGTGCTGGCTTCCAAACCTTTTGAAAATTGATGAGATGCCGCCCCCATGCTGGTGGTTTCCACTTCGTCAAAGGTTTGAGTTAGCGTAATTGATGTTACATACTCGCTTAAATCAACTGTGGCAATTTTCAGGCCAACTTGATTATCTAAATAAATTGCCACGGATTATTCCTCATCCTTCTTTTTGGTCGGTGTTTCATTTGGGATTGGCAGACCAAGTTTTTTTAAAACCTCAATATCTGCCGGGGTTATCTGTTGATCTGCCATTTTTAACTCCATGTTGTTAGTACGGTTATTTGAAGGTCTGCCATAAGCAGGCTGCCACTATCTGCGTTTAGTACTGTAGGCGCAGATATTGTGGTAACGCTAAATTGGATCGCACTGTTTGCAAGTTTATTAAAAACTGCAATCATCGTATCCTCGATGCCAGCCAAGTTGCCCTGATTATCAAAGGCTGGCACGGTCATGGTTATGCGGAAATTGGCCATAGGTTGTATTGCTGCTTGGTTATAGCGACCATTTGCAGGCACTATGTAAGGATCGGCAGGCGATACGATAACTGAATTGGCCAAAACTGTTGTAGGTGGATATGCAAAGGTTTGCCATACGCCGTTATTTGCTAACGCGGCGGCGATGGTTGATCGCAGTGCTGTAATTGCTACGGCCATGTTTATCCAATCATCGATGCTGGAGACATGTAAGGCGCTAATAAGCCTCGGATTTTGCCGATCATGGTGTTGCCCATGCGGTAAGGGCTAGGGTTAAAGTTATCTACACTTACGCCACCAGTTTGGCTAACCTGCCGGGCTTGAAAAATATCAACTGCCAAAATCATGGCGGCCTCGCGCACGCTGGCTGTGTTTACATAAGTAGCGGTT